GCGTAAAATCGCACAGGAACTTTTATGTTCTTTCTTGGGTTCTGGTGACAACTTTATTGCAGAAGAATATCTTAAACGTATTCAGGAAAATGAGATTAGACCACCAATTCGTCAGGAATACGTTGACAATAATATGTGGATTTTTGAAGACCCCGTTGTTGGTGAAGACTATATAATGGCACTGGATGCGTCACCGGGACACGGTGAGGATAATTCCACACTTAACATGCTCAAAACCATTGAAATAATAGAAGAAAAAATAATTACTAAAGGTGATAAGGTAAAAAAAGTTAAAATTAAACGTCATAAGGTTGAGCAAGTTGCTGAATATTATGGAAAAATAACTCCACAATTACTTGCAGAGGTTGCATATCAATTCGGTAAACGATATAATAATGCATACGCTGTTGTAGATATAACTGGTGGTTATGGCGTACAAACAGTTGAAAAACTTTTAGAGTATGGGTATGATAATGTTCATTTTGCCGAAGTAACTCACAAACCATCCAGAGATAGATTACAAGGCTATATTAAAAAAGGTCAGAAGGCAATGCCTGATGGACAGGTAATTAACGTGGACTTAATCCCCGGTTTTTTCATCGGTAATAACAGACCATCCGTAGTACTTGAAATGCAAAGAGCAATACATTTGGAAGATGTTATAATCAGGTCAGTTAGATTATTGAATGAGTTGAAAACATTTGTGACTGTTGCAGGTAACCGAGTTGCCGACCATAAAAGAAGTTTTCATGATGATAGTATTATGGGATTATCTATTGGTTTGTATGTATTGAATTTTGACATGGCAAGATTTAAACAGAGCAAAGGTATTACAGAAAAAATGCTTAACTCAATTCTTACAATAAACGATATTTCTGCAATAGGAAAAAAACAAGAAATTAAGAACAAACCATTGATTTCACCAAGCAGTGCATCACAATTAAATCCATATCAGGCAAATGCTTGGTTATTTACAGGATTAACTGAGAAAAAGAAAAACTAAAATGTATTTATGGTTGTAGACTTTTCAAAACTTTCTACGTATTTATAAAAAAGTATAAAAAATTATAAAAATGGCTGGCGAAGAACAAAATAAATTAGTAAAAGGTACTATATATCAAGAACTCAATAAAATGTTGAACCTTGATGGCTTTGGCTTTCAAGATTCTCAACCAGTTGCTCCAGTTGCAACACCTGAGAGAGCAAAGATTGTTATTAAAGGTAATACACCTGAAGAAATTCATCAAAAAGGTTTGGAGTTAGAACAAAAAAGAGAACTTCAAAGCAAATATTTTAGAACAACTGAAAGGGGATTTCAGAAGGCATTACAATATGAAGCAGCCAGACTTCCAGCATATATCGACTATGAAGGTATGGAATTCTATCCTATCATTAGTAGTGCATTGGATTTGTTCATGGAAGAAGCAACTACCATTGGCTTAAATGGTAAAATGTTGAATATCTATTCGAACAAGGAACGTATTAAATTTTTGCTTGAAGAATTTTTCTATGATATCGTTAATGTAAATGTCAACCTACCTTTCTGGGTAAGAAATACTGTTAAATATGGTGATAACTTCGTTTTACTTTATGGCGAACGTAAAAAAGGTATTACACACGTTAAACAATTGGTGAATTATGAAATTGAAAGATTCGAAAGAATTCAAAATGGTAAACCATTAGTTAAGTTCAAAGAAAGAATGACTGGTGATGAATACAACACATTTGAAATTGCACACTTTAGATTACTTGGTGACGACAAATATTTACCCTATGGTTCATCTGTTTTAAATAAGATTCGTAGAGTATTCAGACAATTGATTATGGCTGAAGATGCTATGTTAACATATCGTATTATTCGTGCAGGAGAAAAGAAAGTATTTAAAATTGACGTTGGTAATATTGATGAAGATGATATTGAAGAATACATCTACAAAGTTGCGACAAAATTCAAAAAGACTTCACAGGTTAGTCCAAATGACGGACAAATTGATTACCGTTTCAACATATTAGGAAATGACGAAGATTATTTTCTACCAGTAAGAAATGCTAATACACAGACTGGAATTGAAACACTCCCCGGTGCTTCCAACCTTGACCAGATACAGGATATAGAGTATCTCAGAGATAATTTATTTATTGGTTTAGGTATCCCAAAACCATTCTTGAGTTTCCAAGATGCTGCTGGTGCAGGTAAAAACATGGCACAATATGATATTAGATTTGCAAAGAAAATCAGTCGTATTCAACAAGCTATGATTCAGGAACTCAACAAAATGGCAATGATTCATTTGTACTTGTTAGGTTATAGTAATGAAGACCTTAAGAGTTTTACATTGACACTTACAAATCCTAGTACACAACAAGAATTGTTGAAATCAGAATTGATGCGTGATAAAGCACAAACTTACACAGAATTAACACGTGCTGAAGGTGGTATTGCAGCAATGTCACATACAACTGCAAAACGTTTGATTTTCAACATGAGTGATAGAGAAATTGTCGATGACTTGAAACAACAGAAAATGGAAAAAGCTGTTATGCAAGAACTTGCTGACACGCCAGTTACTATTAAGAAGACTGGATTATTTACTGACATCGATAAGAGATATGGTGAACCAGTTGAAGGAATGCCAGTTAGCGGTGGAACTGAAGGTGGTATGCCACCTGCAGGCGGTGGCGCAGGTGCTCCACCACCAATGGGCGGTGCTCCCCCAATGGGTGGCGATGCAGGTACACCAATGGGTGGTGGTGCAATCGGTGGTGCTCCACTTGGTGGCGGTGCTCCCCCAGCAGCAGGTGGCGCAGGTGCTCCACCAATGATGGAGAATCGAAGATTCACCGAAGAAGAATATGATAGACATATTGAAAAACTCGTATATGGTAGTACTCAAGAACCAGAACATAAAAATGAGATTGCACATAGAGAGATTATTCAAGAAAATAATGAGATTAACGATAAATTAAATCAAAATGCATTAGAAATGATAGGCGAGATTGATAGATTACTTGAAAGCTCCGAAAGTATCAACTCATTGCAAAAAATTAATGAAGCACAAGACGTTGATATTGAAGATATTGAAAACATTGAACTACCTGAATAATATCAGGTAGCTTAATGTGAGAAACGTTTATAATTAATTACAGTATTTATAATAAATCGAATTATACTATATGAAAAACACCAACATAGGAATTGCTAATTTGATAATTTCTAACAAATTAAAAGATTCGTACTTCAACGATAAGTTGATTGAAGAATCAAAGAAAGTCGCTTTCGACTTCTTCGATGTTGTGAAGAGTTCACCAATTCTACAATTGGAGTTCAAGGTGTTTAATAATATAGAGAATAAACACATTGACAGTGATATAATTGCAACACGTTATATCGACAATAACATTAAGTTATTTGAAGTATTCACAATTGATGAAATTAATGCTGAACGTGCTAAATTAAACGCATTTGTTAACGAGAATTCTATTCCAGAAGACAATGATAAAGTATTATTGTACAGTGCAATTGATAATTTAATTAAAGAGTCACTTAACGACAACGAGAACATCGATGTTGACAATATCCACGAATCATTTACTTTGGTCTTAAATCATATCAAAGAACCTAAGAAAAAAACATTAGTTGAAACTGCTGAAGTTAAACATATTGACGAAGATGTTATTGAAATTGCAGTGAATAAGTTCAATGAGAAATATGAATCACTCAATGAAGATGATAGAAATTTACTCAAGATACTTATCAAATCTACTGACAAGGAAAAAGAAGCACTTCTCGAAACATATAAGACCGAAAGTCTTACTATTTTAGAGGGTATCACTAAAGAAAGTGCTAAAGATGCTATTGCAACATCAATTCAAAAGATTAAGGAAATGATGTACAAGAAAGATAGTGTTGAAGATAACATTATCAGACTTCATGAGTTAAAAAAAGAATTACTCTAAGCATAAAATCCTGTTGGATATAATTGAGACTTTAACGTATTAAATGCTGTGATATCTGTTGCATGTCTATAACTACCTGCCCAACTTGGGTTATATAGCGAAATTTTTCTTCTATTAACTCTATCACCACTGGGTATTACGAGTGATACGTGTATCCAGTTTGGACTTCTACCATCCCCTTCTTCCCAAATTAATTGGTCGAAATTTAGGTTATTGGCAATATAGTAAAATAGTTCAGAATTACTGTGTGATGCTGGTGCATCTATATCAATAGCTTCACCTAATTTATGTTGAGAATTTTCACTACCCTTTACTACATTATTTAAATATGCACCTCTATATGCTGAGTTTACAATAACCTTTTTACCAATAAAATCACATAATGGGTCATAGATTTTCTTACCAATATTAATTAGGTTATCGAGACTTTCTTGTGTTGGCGTATTATCATAGTTTTTTCTTTCAGGCTGACTTGGATTCATTAACGCATTCATTGAAATTGCATCATAATATGAAAGATGTTTGGTTAATTGATAATTTGCAGGATATTTGAAACCATTTGGATAATATTTACCTAATGATTGAACTTCAACACCATAAATGCCACTTTCAGCTACTTCTGCAGCATATACATCGAAGGGTTCGTTTAGATTAAGATGGTCATATCCAAAATAGCCATATTTAGAAAACTTATTATTACCAAGATAATTAAATATATTGTAAACATAACCAATTCCCTCAACTTCATAATCTACACCACGTTTTGGATTTTTGGCATTTTGAATTGATTGTGTGTATGATGGTGTGACTGGAAGGTTAGGTCCTCTATTATATCCGAACAGCGCACTGCTTGCAAGTCCATTACATTTATTTGAAATATATTTCATATAACAAAATTGTGCCTTAATCATAATTTCAGGGTTATCAATTATGTTCTGATGAATAAACGGTCTATTAGTTCTACCAATCAAAAATTTAGTACTAAAACTATTCTCTTCCTTCAAATTACCTGTTAAATTTTTGGTAATTGCAGCAATTTCTTCATTAGTAAATCTATATTCGGGTTTAGTTGCAAATTTATTTGCAACAATAACCCCAAAAGTTGTATCTGTGGTAAATTGACTAATACCTGATGCATTACTTGTTAGTGGATAATTCCAGATTTTATATCCAGATTCTGCAAATGCTTGTGCTGCAATAATATTTGTATCCATTTCAAACAACTGTCCATACTTATCAAACCAAACAATAAGTGCTTCACCCAACTGTTGGTTCGTGGTAATATTTACTCCATTAAACTTTGCATGACCAGTCCAAGGCATTGCAGGTGATTCTGGATTACAAAATGGCAGATGACCATCAATGTTATATAATTTACTTTCAATATCATTTATCTTATCGTGACTTTGACCTGTTAATAATGAATTACTTGTACCAGCACACGCATTTCGAATGAACTGTTTTCCAAGTTCGGTTAATTTAATATATGCCATTTTATTCTATTTTTAATATATACATTGAGTTGAACTTAGTTTTCAATGAATTTGATATGAGAGCAGCTTTAGTTATTTCACCAACTGATGATGAACTCATATCACCATTAAATCCAGTAAATGCTGCAGGATTTAATACTCTTGGAACTGGATATTTCAATAATTTTGTTCCAGAGAAAGTTGTTGTCATTTTATTTGCTTCAATGCTATGCTCAACATCCAATATAATATACGCACCATTAAATAGTGGAATATTTTCTAATTGGAAATATTGTGTTGGCTGAATCATCGCATTACCAAATCCAGTAACTGTTGCCTTATATGACCTATTTTCATATAGATTATATAAATTTTGTCCTTTTGGTGTTGGTGCATTTGCTTTATTATCACCAGCTAATCTCGATAAAATCTGAATACTTTCATTGGTTTCTGGATATTCTTTACTATCAATTTTTATACCAGTAAACATTGATTGATTTTGCATACCGAATCTAACTCTAAACGCACGAACCTGTCTCCAAGGAAAATCTGGATTATTCTCTATCTGTAAATCATTTACTGTCCCTTGATTTGCGGTTGGTTTTGTTGAAAAATCTGAAACCCCGGGGTTAGCAATATCTATAATACCATCATTAACAAACCCATTTTGTGCTGTTGATGGATAGCTTGACGAACCACCAATATACATACATACAAATGCAGTTGAAGTTGTCGCTGGAATTGCGCCAGTATGAATTTTAAACGAATCAATCCATGAAGTTTCACTAGTAATCGACATGAAATTTTGTAACGGGAAAAATTCAAATCCATTTAATGATAATAATTGTGATAATGCACTGAATACACTGATATTTGGGTCTTCAAGCATCTGCACAAGTATCTCGGCATTAATGATTGTATCACCAATAGGATTCATTGCTCTATCTACGAATGCAAACATATCGATTAGATTTTTTTTACCTTCACTATTAAATGGATAACCAGTTTGATTACCATTGACGGGACCCGATAACCACTTATCATTTATATTTTTAAATGAATAATAAGTTTGTGTAATAATGTCTTTATCACCTTTAATTTTCTTCGATGCTTCTTCATCTTCTTTTTCCTTTTTACCCTGCTCTCGAAGTTCAATTGCCAATTTTCCAAATAGAGTCGTAAAGAATTTATCATTAATTGGTTTATAATCTAAAACGTCTTCAGAATTTTTATGAGTATTTAACGTTGCAAGTGAAGTATATCCTGCCTCATATGCAGTATTTTTCATTTTAAACGTAATTTGACTAAAATTAATTATATTTTTCTTCGTAGCCAAGTCCTTTAGAATATAAAATGAAGTACCTTTTTTTGTACTATCAATATCTGCATTGGGATTGAGGTAAACGTTATACGCAATTGTTTTAGAGTCAAAGATTCCCTTATTAACAACTTTTCCAGTACCGTCATTACTATATGTGGTGGTATTTGCACTAACTTTCAAATATAGGTCATTCAATCCATAGGAAATTTCAGTAAATTCTTTATCCAAAAAATCTACATATGCTTGTCTAAAAGTGCTCTTATCAATTACAGATAGATAATTTTGAACATCATGTAAATCAGCTAAGACATAATAGCCTTCATTTGAAAATATACTACCAAGACCATTTCCTTCGTCATAATTTCCAGTACCAGTGCTACCAGTAAAAAAATTAAGAATTTGATTTACCCATCCACCTTCAATTGCATCCACAAGTGCTCCAATATATTGTGGTAAATATGTTGGAACTTCAAGTGCCGATGGCGTTTTAAATAACAACTGATTTAGATTACTTGGGTAGATATTAAATGGACTTAACGTACTTCCAAAATTAGAAAGAATTAACATCGCACTTAAGTTATAGTTATAGTTTGGACTACTTGTATTGATGATAGTGTCGTATATAGCATCGTCATTATCTTTGAATTGTGCATATCTACCACTCAACGCTTCAATCCATATTGGTAATATTGTTGATGCATTGTTTAGTAAACCTTCATCTGAGTTTGACATGCCCTTGAAAGCAGTATTTCCATTTTGATATGCAAGTTTTTGACTTTCAGGAAATTGACTTCCACCCAAATCATACGAATATGCTGTTAGAAATCTGGTTCTTGTAGGAACATTACTTATCATTGTATTACCAACCTGTTCAATATCTTTAATATATAATACATTTTCTTGAGTGAAGTCATATAAAAATGATTCTGGGGCACTTGCACCAAAAACTCTCTTAAAAAACTTCGATTTTGCATTAGTTTTAAACTTATCAACTGGTTTTTCAGCATTTTCAGTATCAGGTGGTGTTTGTAATGTAATATCTGCTGGATATAAAAACACACCTTCAAATTCTGGATTATTTTTATCAATATAAGCCAAACCATTTAATGTATCTGTTGGTGTTATTGGAAAATATTTGGGGTCATCTGTTGGAAAATTATATAGATTAATTGTACCGTTTTCATATGTGTCAGTAATGTTTGTAATACTATCATAAAATAATTGTGGGTCTTGTGCAAATTTAACTGCTTGTTCATTAACTAAACCAGAAATTTTTGAATTTTTTACTGCAGATAGTGCAGATGCCAAGTTTACTGCTTCAGATTCAGCATATAATTCCAAATATGCGTTATGCACTGCATTTGAAGGACTTGTATTATAAAAATCATCATAAATCACGCTTTGAGTTAGTATGTAGAACCTTTTTAACAATATTTTATAGATTTGTTCTAATGCATTATCATTAATGCCAATATATGGACTAAGTGGTGATGCACCACCAAGTGTGGAATCAAGTGGTGATATTGGAATCCATTTATATGAACCATCATCATTTTGTTCACTACGTAAGTTATACTGCTGTTCTAATCCTTCTTGTGTTTGAAATGTATCTATAAAATTATCGACCATATCTAATTCAGGAAATTTTGCACCTAAGTCTCGATATTTAATCGGTGCAACTCTTTCTTCTTTAGCACCACCTTGCACTATACTGGTCTCAACGATTAATGGAAATGCATATATTTTCGTACCATTTACGTCACTATTATTTCCAGTTATAATTGCCTTATCTTTTTCATGTTCAACTTCTGCAAGTTTTGATGTTGTTCTTAAAACATCAAAAAATTCATCAACATCATTCAATATTATTTCAAATATATTATAAATCGTTGGTGACATGCCTAATCCTTGAGAAACCATATTATTAATTTTCGTTGTTATTACTCCAGAAAGTTCATTTTTTTTCTTGTCAGCAACTAATTTCTTTTTATATAGTTTATAATAATAATCTGTTATATCGAGTGAAACATATGTGGTTAATGTGGCTTTAGTTGTATTATTACCAATACTCATTTTACTAAAGAATGTTCCTGCATCTGGAATGTCATTTGTAGTAATACCCAACTTAGGATTAGCATTATTAACTAAGGTATCACGATAAGTGTTTAATACTTTCTGTAAATCAGCAATTCTACCCATATCTCCAATATATGTTGGGAATGTTGGTTGCTGGGTTGTGCTATCGAATGGAACGAATTGGTCTTCATCTGCTGGTGTATTATTTGTTCCAATTACAAATACAATACACAACCTATTTTTTAAATTAACTGGTGTTCCTGTAGTAGATTCTTTTTTTATTGACGTATCAAATTCTGACAATTGCACTAATTGGACAACCGTTGAAGTTGCATTACTCTGGGTTGCAGGATTAATACCTGAATCGATATCAGATTCATCACCTTTAATTACTAAATAAGGTACATTTTTATTTAGCTCTTCATTTAACTCATATTCTTTTAATGCAGTAATAGCAATATCGATATATTCCATATCCTTTATAGCACTATCATAACTCATGTTATCTGTGTCTGTTTTTAGTTTATCTGCAATTGCTGAATATAAATTCTTTAGTTTTAATATTAACTCATACGTATTTTTTGGTTTTACACCAGTAGTCGGTGTCATTGAACTTGCATCATTAATTAATGCTACGTTAACAACATATCTCAATAAAATATCGGCAAGTGGTGCAAACGTCATTGCAACAAATTGTGCATCAATAACAAAGTTACCATTTTCTGCACTAAATTCTGAAGTATATTTTACCAAATGGATTTCATATGTAATTGATTTACCATAATATCCCTTGATTGTTAACGTAAATGTTGGTGGTGGAAAATCAAACAATATTCTATATGGAGAATCTTTTTGATTAAAAAATGCCAAACCTCTTACATCAACAAATTGAATACTAATTTGTGGAACAAATGATGCGCTAACTTTAATCTTAATATTACTAATTCCAAAACCTTCATACTGAGTACGATTTCCAGTACTACCATCATAATAATTCGTGGTGAAATTTAAAAAATTAGGATTATCACCACTACTATCTTGATTATTTCCCATGAGGTTAATGGTTTGTGGATTTTCACCCGTCCATTTACCATTAATACTAACAGACCTACCCTTACTCCTTGCAGTAAGTTCTGCAAAGACGTACATATCTTGATATTGCGGGATACCGTTGACAAATGGAACACCATCAGTTAAAGTTCTATTAATGTTTACTGCATTGGGTTCAATTAGAATCACATTACCACCACTTGGGATTATAATATCGTCATTCGAAGTATTAGCCATTCCTTATTAATTTCTTATAAATACATAAACAGTAAAAATATACAAATTAGAATGCCGATTGAACAATTTCTACTATTTATATAAAACCAATATTACGATGCTTCAAACATTATTTATACTTAATCAAATTCCTTGGTATCACGATACATTCTTCTATTTATTTATTGGTATGACTATTTTATCAGCCATTGCAATTACAATCATGATGAAAGTTTTTGCAAGGAAAACTGCTGAAATGAAGTTAATGCAGCAGCAACATGTAGCAAAGGTAGATAATGTAAGAAGGGAGCAATCGGATGCAATGGAAAGAATAAGACAAGAAATGGTTAAACGTGAGGAAGAACGTGGTCGTCAATGGATGGAAAGTGAAAAAGAAACCCTTCACGTATTGAATGGTGTATCAACATTACTTGATTTAAGTGATAAGATTGGTAGAGTAGAATCTGATAAAATCATGAAGAAACTCGAAGAATTACAAACTAAAGTAGAAAAACTAACTAAAGTTGAATAATTAATATGTCATGACAAAAAAATTAGATAAGCTCAAAGAGGTTAATACCACGCTAAATGAACTTCTAATTAAATTAGAAACCTACATTTTCGTTGAAAATATCACTATAGACAATAGTTCAAAAACAAAAGAACGCAAGTCCGAGCACCTTGTCGAACTAAAATAACATTATAAACTATTTATTGTAAAGATATTTAACATGAGCAAGATATTACAGGCTGGAGAACATGGTTTTGGGATTTTAATTGAATCGGATGCTGGATTTATTAGTGGTGACATTAATAGAGATATGATTAATGAAAATTTCGAGTTGAAACCAAATGAACCAGTATTGGTCAACTGTATATTACAAAAATGGGGAGTTAAGAACAAGAATGGACGTATATATCCTAAAAGTGTATTGATGCCTCAAGTACAAATGTATCAAGAATTGGTAAATTCTAACAGCGCAGTATCAGAAGCTGACCATCCAGATTCATCAATTATTTCATTGCAGAATATCTCACACATGATTACAAAAATGTGGTGGGGAACTGGTGAACAAGAAAACGTATTATTTGGACAATTGAAATTGATTGTCAGCCCCGGATACATCAAGTATGGTGTGGTTTCCGTGATTGGTGACAAAATAGTATTGTATTTACAAAACAAAATTAAATTAGGTATTTCAAGTCGTGGTGTTGGAACACTTAAAGAAATAAATGGAGAGAATCTGGTTCAAGGTGACTTCGAACTAATTGGTTTTGACTTAGTTGCAACGCCAAGCACCCCCGGTGCGTTCTTATTTCCAGCTAAACAAGGAGAATCGGGCTTTGGTGAGAACTACGAAAGTAAAAATGGCATTCTACTTAAGGAAGACGAGGGTAAAATAATTACTGCTTTAAATAGATTCTTATTATAAGCGTGGCAGAATATAAACATAAAAATCCTAATTCGCAAGAAATTTGGGTTGTTTTATTAAAAAATTACACTTTTTCGTAACGAGATTGTATTTATATAAAAATTATAGTATTAGGTACGACAATTTAATGATATGGCAAACGATAAAAAATCATCAATAATTAAAGACGCATTAACTGATTATAATGAAATCAGGGAAGCTGCGGATGCTAATGCTAAGAAAAAATTAGCTGAAGAATTCCCAAAGGAATTCAGCAATTTATTAAAAGAGGAATTACAAAACAAAAATAAATCAAAAAAAGAGTCCTATAAAAAGTTGGACGAAAGTGAAGAGTCTAAGAATTTAGACGATGTTGAATCAAACAAAGAATCTGATATGAAAAATCAAACTAAAGAGACCGCAAAGGTTGTAAAAGAAAATGCAGGTAAAGATGGTGTTTTCACTGAAAAACCAAAAATGCCAGACATGGTTAAAGAAGAACGTGAAAAAGAGTTTATGGGTGACGTAGAAAGCGAAACTCCAAATCAAGGTAAAGGCGAACTCGAAAAAGGTGTAGCTTTTAAAGAAAAACTTAAAGGTCCGACTTCTGGTAAACCAATTTCAAACATTAAAGAAACATTTGACATAACAGAACTTGATATGCAAGGTGTAGGTGGTGCATTAGAGAATGCTGGTGAAGATGATGAAATCATCACTATGGACGAAATCGCAAGTTCAATTTCAGAAATGGATGAATTAGGCGAAGAACTTCAGGGTGTTAGTCAAGGAAAAGCAACTGGTCAGGGCGGTGACGCTTTTAACCAACTTGTTGGATTGAAAAATCAACTTGATGAAATACTTAATAGCATGGGTCAGGGTGCACCTGCTGTGGGAGAAGCATATGAACTTTACGATGATAATGGTGAAGTTGCATCAAGTCTTCCAGACGAAATTCAAATGGATGAAGAACAAGGTGGTGCTATTACTGATGCTGACGTAAAAGCAGTATTAGGAATGGGTGGTAATGCTGGTGAAGTTGACGAAGCTCATGGTGTAACTTATGGTAACAGAAGAAACACTGTTGGTAGACACACTCCATCAACTGACTATTTAAGTCAGGGTGAATTAGACCAGTCACCAGAAGTTGTTCAGGAATCTAAAAAGAAAATCAATAGTTTAATTGCTGAGAATAAAAACTTAACAAAGAAACTTAACGAAACTAAGAAATACAAACAATCAGTTACAACCTTAGTTGAACAGTACAAATCTGCTCTTGACAAATATCGCAATCAATTGAAAGAAATGGCAACATTCAATACCAACTTGGCTCATGTAAATAACCTTTTGGTAAACGAAAGTTTGGCATTAACTCAGGAAGATAAAATCAAAATTATCAACGAATTTAAAAAAGTTGATAGCATCGCTGAATCACAGAAGAAGTATAAAGGTTTCTTAACAGAAATGAAGGGAAGCAAAAAATCTTTAACTGAAAGTATTGAAACCAAAGTATCTGCTTCGATACAACCGTCTTCAAAACAAAAACTTGATGAAGCAAAAGAAGTAACAGCATACGCAAATGACGCTCATATAAATAAGATGAAAAAACTTATTGAGTATGTTGAGAAAACAAGAAGCAAAAAAATAATCTAATCAAAACAAATAAAAATTTAACAAAATGGGATTTTTAATGGAAAGTGCGGAAGTTGGAAATATTGGATTAAAACAACTCCGTGAACAAAGAGAAATAACTACCAATCGTTGGGAAAAAATCGGACTTCTTGAAGGTCTTGAAGGTAACGTAAAAGAAAACTGCGCTCAGTTATTCGAGAATCAGTTGTCACACATGATTAATGAGTCTTCAGATTCATCAAACAGTGGACAGTTCGAAACAGTTGCATTCCCTGTAATTCGTAGAGTATTCGCTAAACTTTTAGCAAATGACATCGTGTCTGTACAAGCACTTAACTTACCTATCGGTAAATTGTACTACATCAACCCTAAAACCAGTGTTAGAGTTCAAGACGGAACTAATACAAATGTAGCTGGTAACCTTCACACATCACCAGACGGTGCTTATGGAAATGCTGCAAGTCTTGCTGCAAATTCAAGTACACAATTTGAAAGTAAATCATTGTATGATGCATTTTATGCAACTGAATACAACGAAGAAGGTACTTCATTATTTGACCGTTCAAAAGGTGGTATTACTGTTAACACTGTAACAGGTTTAACTGATTCATCATTCACAATTGGTACTGACAAATTTGCTACGATAAGTCTTAGTGGATTTTCAACAACCAACGATGGTAAATTGGTAGGTCCTCAAGGTGTTCAGATTGATACTGAATCATTCCTTGCTGGTTTGAAAATTACTTCAACAAAAACTTTAACTGCTCCTTCACCATATGCTGCAGAAGGTATTACTGCTGGTGTTAGTATTCCTTTTAACGTAAAAGTTCAGAAATACGGACAAGGTATCGTTAATAAAGCAGGACAAATCGTTCTTGTTGTTGACGTACAGTATCCCGGTGCTAACGGTTATCAAGCATTAAGTGGTGCAACTGGTACAACTAGATTCACTGCAACATACAATTCTTATTCTGACATGGAAGAAGATTCACGTATGGCTGAAGTAACATTCCAACTTGACCAAGTTACTGTTTCTGTTGAAACACGTAAAATGCGTGCTATGTGGACACCTGAATTAGCTCAGGACGTTTCTGCATTCCATAACATTGACGCTGAAGCTGAATTAACTGCTTTATTGTCAGAACAAATGGCTGCTGAAATTGACCGTGAAATTCTTCGTGACCTTCGTAGAGGTGCAGCTTGGACAGCACGTTGGGATTACAACGGACTTCGTAAAGGAACTAACACATACTATGGTGTTCAGAAAGACTGGAATCAGACTTTGGTAACAAAGATTAACCAGATTTCTGCTCAAATCCACAAAGCAACTCTTCGTGGTGGTGCATCATGGGTAGTAGTATCTCCTGAAGTAAGTGCAGTATTTGATGACCTTGAATATTTCCACGTTAGTAATGCTGCTCCTGAACAGGACAAGTATAACATGGGTATTGAAAAAATCGGTACTCTTAGTGGACGTTACTTAGTATATCGTGACCCTTATTCACCTGCTAACACAGTTCTTATTGGTCATAAAGGTACAAGTATCTTGGAAACAGGTTACATCTACGCTCCTTACGTACCAATGCAGTTAACTCCAGTTATGTACAACCCATTCGATTTCACTCCGATTCGTGGTATCATGACTCGTTACGCTAAGAAAATGGTATTGAACCGTTACTATGGTAGAATCTATTGCGATGGTCTTCAGACTTTCGGAATTGGTGACTTACAGTAATCACTGAGTAAATAAAAGAAAAGGGGTCGTAATCGACCCCTTTTTTATTTATATGTATTTATGCTAAATCCTTGTAATGAATAAGAAAGCAACACAACCTAAAGCAAAGAATATTACAACCACTTCAATTGAATCTCCACATATTGATGCAGATACTCAAATCATATTCACAGTAAAAAGTTTTTTCACATTAATTGGTACAATGCTGGGACTTTTCTTCGCATTTTATTTACTGGTTGTTGCACCAAGAATAGATGATAGTGAAAAGAACTACATTGAAATGTATAAGGAACAGAAAGTATTCAATCAGGCTATTGTGAAAGAAATTGCGGATATTAAATCCAAACACTAATCTTCAGTATATTCAATTACCCTTAAAAGACTGAATCCATCTAAAAGATTTTTATGTGCTTCAAGTCTGGACTTTAATTTTTTCATCACAACCAACAATTGATTTTGAATTGTCTCCAAATCGGCATCCATTGGACTATCTTCTTCACTAAAATCAACCCATTCTCTATTATGTGGTTTATACTGTCCAATAAAACGAATTGTTTCGTTCATTGGGTTGAATCTTACTAAAATTCTTTCATTACTTAGAATTGCTGGTTTATTCTCAACAACTCCCTGTATTTTAATTATCCATTCCATATATTAGCTATTTTCGTCAGTCCAAGTTCTATCATAGATTAATTCCAACTTAGCACGTGTTATTGCAACATATTCTAAGTTCTTCTCTTGTAAATACTGCCAAGGTTTAACATTTTTCATCGGTAGCAAGTCAGGTCTGACAATAAACACTCGATTTGCTTCCAAACCTTTGATTTTATGTACAGTACTGAGTACTATCCCTTGAATTTCATCAGTAAATATTGATTTGATTTTATATTTCAAATCCGCTACACTATCAGATAGTTTAGCTAAGAACAATAACGTCATTACCTTGTCTTCAAGTGCTGAATATCCACTATGTTCACTTGGATTCAATATACCTTCAGCTTTTAGGTCTTTTTTGAAATTAGATAACTCGGTTTCCCAGAACGTAACCAATTTACTGAGATTATTAATTTTACCAATGAGTTCAATTAAATGAACTCCAATGTCACTACCCTTAATCACTGCTTTCTTACGTTGAGTTAGGAATTCAAAGAATAACTTCACCAATGGCATTGTGGTTCTACATAAGATAAAATCACCACTCTGTGCCTCAGCAATAACATCACCATCCCTAACACAACCTTCTGGTGCATCTGGAAGTGCTTTAATGTCTGGCACGATTTCCTGTGCTTTTCTTATCACTGCCTGTGAACACCTAAAGGAAACTGATAATGGCAACACCTTTGTATTTGGGAACTTCTCGAACCATTCAAAAGATTTTTCATCTGCAGCATTAAATCCATAGATGCCCTGAAAGAAATCACCAA